ATAATTTTACAGGTAAAGCACAAATCCTGAATACCCCTATGGGTAAGATTGCATCCTCTCTTCTTGGTGAAGGTGTCATGCTTGGCGTTTCTTCTCGTGGTGTTGGTTCATTGAAGATGAACGAATCTGGATGTAAGGTTGTTGGTGAAGATTTCATGTTAGCAACTGCTGCCGATATCGTTGCTGATCCTTCTGCACCTGATGCTTTTGTCTCAGGAATTATGGAAGGAAAAGAGTGGGTATGGGAAGGTGGAATCCTTCGTGAGCAACTTGCAGAGAAGACTCAGAAGAGAATTAACACCTTAGTTGATCAAAAGATGCTTGAGGAGCACAAGTTAAATCTCTTTAACGATTTCCTCTCAAATCTTTAATTTATAAATAAATATAGATTAATACAAAATCTATAATCAAATGTCCGTTGGTAACAATTTACAAGAAATGGAAAACGTAGTAACCAAAGGCGCAGCTCCCGCAGAACCCATGGCAGCAGCTGGGGTACCTGTAGAGGACCTAGGCGGCCCCACACCCGAAAATTCAAGACCAGATGACGGCTCTAATGCCCTCAAAACACCTGGTGCTACCCTTAAGCAAGTTAAGGACGTAGTTAATGCCAAAGCCGTAAAGGCAGAGGAAGTCGAAACTGAGGAAGAGACTATTTCTGAAGAAGAATTAGAAACTACCGAAGAGACTGTTGCCGAGTCTGAGGAGACCACCGCCGAAGTTACTGAAGAAAGTGAAGAGGACGGTGAAGTTGTAGCAGAAGAAGAAGAAGTCGTAGCAGAATACGATATGGAAGAAGATGTCCAGGCACTTCTCCAAGGTGAGGAACTCTCTGAAGAATTCCAAGAAAAAGCACGTACTATCTTTGAAACTGCTATTAATGCTAAGGCAGCAGAGATCCAAGAAGAACTAACTGCAGCGTATGAGCAAACCCTCGTAGAGGAAGTTGCTCAAATCAAGTCTACTTTAGAAGAGCGTCTTGACGCTTATCTAGAGTATGTTTGCGATGAATGGATTGCTGAGAATGCACTCCAAGTTGAGCACGGTCTTAAGACCGAAATGACCGAGTCATTCCTTGCTGGAATGCGTGGTCTTTTTGAAGAACATTATGTAACTATCCCTGAAGAAAAATATGATGTAGTCTCTACTATGGTAGAGAAACTAGATGAAATGGAAGATAAACTCAACGAGCAGATCGAAAGAAATATTGCTCTAAATCACAGATTAGCCGAGTCGGTTGCTGATGTAATCCTTGCAGATGTTTCTGAAGGTCTTGCGATCTCTCAGAAAGATAAACTCGCTTCTCTCGCAGAAAATGTTGAGTTTGATAGTGAAGAGACCTATCGTGAGAAACTAGTATCACTTAAGGAATCTTATTTCCCCACTAATACTAGTGCTCAAAGAGACGAATCCGAAACCATCTCTGAAGATACCGAAGTTCAAGAAACACTCTCTGAGTCTGTTTCTCCTAGAATGGAAAGATATCTTGAGACACTCGGAAGAGTCGCTAAAAAGTGATTTTTAAATTATAAGTCAAACTAAAACTTTTTTTTAAGAGGTTAATTTCAAATGCAAAACAACGAGTATTTGCAGGAGAAGTGGGCACCTATCCTTGATTACCAAGGACTCGATGAAATCAAAGATTCTCATCGTAGAAGTGTAACCGCTACCCTGCTAGAAAACCAAGAAAGAGAACTCCGTGAACAGGCTGAGTTCCTAGGCGAAGCTCCTGTCACCAACTCCGGTAATGCTGCTGGTGCTTCTGGTGCTTTCGGTGGTGCTGACGCTCAGGCAGCAGGTCCTACCGCTGGTTTCGACCCCGTTCTGATTTCCCTAATCAGACGCTCCATGCCTAACCTCATCGCATATGATATTTGCGGTGTTCAACCCATGAGCGGTCCTACTGGACTAATCTTTGCAATGCGCTCCCGTAAGGACAGTCAGACTGGAGAGGAGACCTTCTACAACGAAGTCGATTCTGCATTCTCTGGTCAGAACGCAGCAAGAACTCTATCCACCGGTCACAATTCCGTTGGTATGGGTACTACTGGTCAGAGCGGAAACGATCCTTCACTACTTGCAACCAACGACACCTATAACGTTGGTCAAGGTATGGTAACTGGCGATGCTGAACAACTCGGTGGCGACACTGGAGCGTTCGGTGAAATGGCATTCTCAATCGAGAAGGTCACCGTAACCGCTAAGTCCAGAGCACTAAAAGCCGAGTACTCCTTAGAACTCGCACAAGACCTCCGCGCTATCCACGGACTAAACGCTGAGGCTGAGTTAGCAAATCTCCTCTCTACTGAGATCCTTGCTGAAATCAACCGCGAAGTCATTCGTACTATCTACAAAACTGCTAAGCCTGGTGCTCAAGCAAACGTTCAGAACGGTGGTACTTTCGACCTCGACGTTGACTCCAACGGTCGCTGGAGTGTTGAGAAGTTCAAGGGTCTGATCTTCCAGATCGAAAGAGATGCTAACGCAATCGCGCAGCAAACTCGTAGAGGGAAGGGCAACATCATCATCTGCTCCGCAGACGTTGCTTCCGCTCTAACCATGGCTGGTGTACTCGATTACACCCCTGCCCTCAACGCTAACATGAACGTTGATGACACTGGTAACACCTTCGCTGGTGTTCTCCAAGGTAAGTATCGTGTATACATCGATCCTTATTCTTCCAACGTTAGCGACACTCAGTATTACACCGTTGGTTATAAGGGTTCTTCACCTTATGACGCAGGTCTATTCTACTGCCCCTATGTCCCCCTCCAAATGGTTCGTGCCGTTGGTCAGGACACCTTCCAACCCAAGATTGGCTTCAAGACCCGTTATGGTCTCGTCGCCAACCCCTTCGCAGAAGGAGCCACCGCTGGTCTTGGCGCTCTTACCAAGAACTCCAACGTTTACTACAGAAGAGTCAAGGTTGCCAACCTCATGTGATATCGGTTCACATTTTTCCAAGACTCCCTTCGGGGGGTCTTTTTTTTATCTAAATATAACTATAGTCCCAGTGTTAAAAATGAAACCTACTCCTAAAGAATCAAAGAAAATTCATGAGAACTATGAAAAGGTTGTTGAGCACCTAATCGAAGAGAATTATACTGAAGATAGAGAAGGTGCAGATAACATTATTGCTGGTATGAGCGAAGAGTGGTTCAATTTAATCATCTTAAAGTGAAGGTAGATTAAATGCCAAATCCTTTTGATAAACAATTAGATAATAGGAACTTTTTATCTCCTGTTGGATTTGAATTTACTTTGGCGAAATATCCAAAGGTTTCTTTCATGTCCAATTCTGCCAAGATACCTCAAATTACACTGCAAACTGCTCAGCAGAACACATATCTGAAAATGATTGATGTTCCTGGTGATCAGTTAACCTATAGTGATTTTAGTTTTAGATTTTTGGTTGATGAAGATCTAGTAAATTATACTACAATTCATAATTGGTTGACTGCACTAGGGTTTCCAGAAACTACGCAGCAATATGCAGATCAATATCTTAAAGATGGTGAAAACGATATTAATAATTTCTTTAGTGATGGTACTTTAATCATTTTAAACAGCAACTACCGTGCTAAGGCACAGGTTAAGTTTAAAGACTTGTTTCCCGTGTCCTTGACATCTCTTGACTTTACTGCTACAGATAGTGATATCAACTACTTTACAGCAGAGGTCAGTTTCAAGTATACTGTGTACAACCTACTTGACATGCAAAACAAACCATTATGAATCTTGAACAAATTCAGGAAATGTGGCAGAAAGACTCTGTCATGGATCCTGATAATCTACATGATGAATCTTTAAAAATTCCACAGTTACATTCAAAATATTATATCCTCTACAATACAATCACCTTACTGAGAGAGAAAGCAAAAACATCTTATAGTAAGGTGCGACTTGAGAGGTATAACTACTACAGCGGAAAGGCACCTGCAGAGGTTTATGAGCAAGAACCTTTTCCATATAAAGTAAGAGATAAAGAAGCGTTACAGAGGCATATGGATGCCGATGAGAAACTATCTACAATTGAACTGAAGGTTAGGTATTATGACACCGAACTAAAGTTTCTTGAGGAAATTATTAAAAATATTTCAAATAGAACTTATCAAATTAAAAATGCCATTGAGTGGCAGCAGTTCCAAGCGGGGTTTTAAATGGAAGATGAGCAGGATTTTGACTATCAAGTTAATTTAAGAATAGAAGATGTACGTCTTCTTCAACATTGTGTGAATGAAACTATTCGACTTTGGCCAGGTGCTCCTGCTAGACCTGCTGAAGAGCAAGAACATCTTCGCTACTTGCGCGATTCTCTTTTTAGAATGTCTGCAGATTATAACTTTAGGGAACTATGAACAATTACGATTATGAAAGCGATTATGATGATATGGAAGATGTTCCATACATTCAAATGGAATTAGATATTAGAGATTGTCATCAAATCTATAAAGCACTTGTGTGTCACGAAGAACACGGCAAATTTGGTGATGAGTATGATAAGGCAAGAACTGAACAAGTAAAGGATTTTTTCTACAGGATGATTTTGGAATATAAGTATCAGGTCGGGGAATAAATATTCGCAAATAATGTTTTATAATTATGAATGAGAGGCATTTTGGTAACGAAGATAATAAAAACCGTCGCAGAATGGCTGGCAGACAACTTAGCGGTAGTGGAGTTAGGAAGAAATATCCCCACAACAACGATCCATGGTTTTATTACACGCCTGAAAGTGGAAATTGGGAATATGATGGACAACTTCCAAAGTCAGTACAATCTCTAGATTTGACAACCATAATTCGTGAAATGTTGTCCGATGATAGATTGGAGGAAGTAGAATTTAAAGATATTGCTTGGAGACATAAACACAGATTTCCATATGGTTCTGGTCATGATTGCAAATGTTGTGGAGGAATAGCATATAGAGAATGTGATCCAAGTGTTCCTGGAATAATTGCATATAATTGTGCAAATCCATTTGACAACAAATATCGAATGCTTGATGGTAGACACAGAATTATGAGACATTTATTTAGTGGTAAAAGTAAAGCACTATTTTATGTTTTTGATTTTAATGAAATAAAGCATTTTATGCGTAGTAAAAATAATAGTATTGTAGTTGAAAAGACCATTTCACCATATGAAGCAATGAATAAATACCCATAGGTGATTCCTATGGATTATGTCTCATTTGATTATTTCTAAGAAGAACGAGGTATATCTTCAGGTAAAAGCAGAGCCACATATCTACTACGAGTTAGCAGATCAATTTACCTTTGAAGTGCCAGGTGCAAAATTTATGCCCCAGTATCGTAGTAGACACTGGGATGGAAAAATTCGTCTTTTCAATACACAGTCTGGTGAAATATATGTTGGATTATTAGACAAACTCATACAGTTTTGTAAGAATCACGAATATACTTATCAATTTGTAGACAATAAGTTTTATGGTATTCCTTTTGAAACGAATGATCAAATTTCAAAGGAAGGTGTGAAAGATTATATGACTGCAATTAGCAAGTATGCCCCACGGGAGTACCAAATCGAAGGGGTATACGACGCCTTAAAGCATAATAGAAGGTTACTGATATCTCCAACTGCTTCGGGAAAGTCGTTGATGATATACTCTGTTGTGAGATATTACGTTGAGAAAGGGCAAAATATTCTGATAGTTGTTCCGACGACTTCGTTAGTAGAACAGATGTATAAAGACTTTGCAGACTACGGTTGGGATGTAGGTTCATATTGCCACAAGATCTATGCTGGACGAGAAAGGGAGACTAATTCTCAGGTGATCATCACCACCTGGCAGTCCATCTACAAACTTCCCCGTAAATATTTTGCTAGATTCAACGTGGTCGTCGGAGATGAAGCACACCAATTTAAGAGTAAGTCTTTAATATCTATAATGTCAAAACTTGCAGACTGTAAGTATCGTTTTGGATTCACTGGAACACTTGATGGGACACAGACTCATAAGTGGGTCTTAGAGGGTCTATTTGGGCCTTCATATAAGATCATCAGGACAGAAGAACTGATGAAGAAAGGACATGTTGCAACACTGGATATTAATGTTCTTCTGTTAAAGCATCCCGCACATAAATTTGAGAACTTTGAAGAGGAAGTTCAGTATATCATAAATCACGAAAGACGCAATCGTTTTATTCGCAATCTTGCATTAGACTTGAAAGGAAATACTCTTATTTTATTTTCAAGAGTTGAAGGACATGGGCAACCATTATACGATTTAATAAATAACAATACAGTGGATACTCGTCATGTATTTTTCGTTCATGGTGGAGTGGCAACTGAAGATCGTGAAAAGGTAAGAGAAATTACTGAAAAAGAAAACAACGCAATTATCGTTGCTTCATATGGAACATTCAGTACAG